TTTTTTAAGTAGAGCTAAAGTGTACGACCAAGGAAAGTATTTTGATGAAAACGATAATGAGATATGTGGCTCAATAATGTACGATGCTTGGGGTGGTTCAAGTATGTTACCTTGGGCAGAAAGAACGGCTAACAAAATAATGGAAGATAGGTCAAATAATAACCAAATGGAAAGAAGATATTTTAATATTGAGTTTAAGAGTAATGCAGAGGAAAGAAAAATAATCGGAATTGCATCTTCCTTAAACAGATCCTATGACATGGGTTCTTTTGACGAAGAAATTGATATGGATGCTTTTAATGAGGCTGATTTTTCTGAAGCTGCTGCTTTATTTAACCATGACCAAAACATTGTGCTTGGTAGGGTTAAAAACAACACGCTGCAAATAAAAAGGGATGGTAATTCATTGGTATACACTATTGATCCTCCAGAAACAAATGCAGCTGAAGACGTAATGAAATTAATTAAACGAGGTGATATTTACCAATCTTCTTTTGCTTTTTCATTAAAGGAAAATGGAGATAATTGGCAAATGAAAGAAGGTAGAATGAAAAGGATTATTACAAGAATAGACAAGGTGTATGATGTTTCGCCAGTAACTTATCCGGCTAACCCAAACACTACTGTTGCTGCTCGTAGTATGGAAAATTATATTCAACAAAATGAAAAAGCGGAATGCAATTTCAATGAGTTTGTTGAATTTTTAAACAAATTAAAAAATTATTAAAATGTTGAAATCAGATGAATTAAAGCAGTCGCGTTCCGCTAAAATAGAAGAAATGCGCACTTTGATTTCTGCTATCGAAACATTGGGTGCAAATGCCAATGACGATCAAAGGTCAAAGTTAAACACGATTAGGACAGAGGTTACCAATTTAGAGAATGATATTGATAATCATTTGATGATTGAGGCCGAAACTAAAAGAATGGCTACTCCTGCAACAAAAGTTAACGAAAACAAAGTTAACGATGAGCAAAGAGTTAAAAAAGGTTATTCATTTCTTAGAGCAGCTAATCTTATTGCTAATAACAAAAACCTTGATGGTTTAGAGTTAGAGATGCACCAAGAGGCTGAAAGAGAATTTAAACAAGCTGGTATCTCTGCTTCGGGTAATCTTTACATTCCTAAGATGATTGTAAAGAATGAGAAGAGAGATATGACTGCTACGAGTGCGGTTGCTGGTGGTAATACTGTACCAACCATTTTGGGTGATTTGATTCCATTCCTTGACCCAAGATTGGCAGTTATTCAAGCTGGTGCAACCTTACTTACAGGATTGACTGGTAATTTAGATTTTCCTCGTAATGATGCTGCGGCTACTGCGGTTTGGGAAACTGAAAACTCTGCAAATGACGAGACAAGTCCAACTTTTGATAAAATTAGTATGTCACCTAATCGTTTGGGTGCATTTACTGATATTTCAAAGCAATTACTTGTTCAATCATCTATTGACGTTGAGAATTTTGTAAGAAATCGTTTGAGCGAAGCAGTTAATAGAGCATTAGATTATGCTTTGATTAATGGCGATAATTCAACACAACCATTCTTCGGTATTTTAAATACTGTTGGTATTGGTTCTGTAGCGATTGGTACTGATGGTGGTCCTTTGACATACAAGCATATTATTGACCTTGAAACTGCTTTGGCTACTGATAATGCTGACTTTGGTACTTTAGCTTACCTTACTACACCTGGTGTAAGAGGTTTCTTAAAGAATACTGAAAAAGCAAGTGGTACTGCTCAATTTGTTTGGAATGATGGTGCGCCACCAGTTGGACAACAAGGAGTTAGAACTGATTTGTTAAACGGATACCGTGCTTATGTTTCAACACAAGTACCAAGCAACTTAACTAAAGGTGGTGGAACTAATTTACATTCAGTAATTTTTGGAAACTTTGCTGAATTATTAATTGGACAATGGGCTGGTTTAGATGTTGTGGTTGATCCATACTCATCAAGCAAAAATGCATTGGTTACCATCGTAGTTAACTCTTGGTGGGATTCTGCCGTACGTCATGCTAAATCATTTGCCGCTATTAAAGATGCGGATATTACTGGTATTTAAATCCTAATAAAATGAAGAATATTTTAATTGGTTTATTGGTATTTGCAGCTATTGGAGTTACTGCATTTAAAAATGACCGAAGTAAAACACTTGATGTTAACTACGATGATGCATCAAGCACTTTTTATAGCTATTCAGTTAGTGACACGATTACTAATACTGAAATAGACACCATTACTATTCCTGTTAGCTTGTTAAGCCCGTGGAGCGGTTATTGGTCTATTGTAGCTACTAACTTGTCTGGCACTACATACATTTTGCCTACAGTATTACAAGCTGCAAGTTCTACTGATTATACAAGTGTTGCGGTTATGGATACTTTAAACGTTAACGGTTTAGTGCAATCTAACGAAGATGCTTATATTGGTGGTACTAAATACAGATTAGTGTTAACAGGAGTTGGTACTCAATCAACAAGATATACTGCGTATTTTGTAGCTAAAAACGAATAGAATGAAAGTGCGATTTATCCAATCGCCATCTGGTTCACCACATTCCCTTGCATATTTTCAAGGGGATGTGGCTGAATTAAATGAGATGACGGCAAAGGAATTGATTAAAGCAGGAATAGCTGAATCCTTAACAGATAAACCTATTGTAACTGAAAATAATCCAGTTATAGAAACAAAGATTAGCGAAAAACCTAAAAAAGCAATTAAGCGATGAAAATTTGGAGAGTAACAGTTGATCAGACAAATGAATTATGGACATCTGCGGAAATCAAAAATTATTTGAAAGTTGATGATTCGACTGATGACTCTCTTATTACTACAATGCTAAAGGCCGCAAGACAAGCCGTAGAGTCAAGACAAAATATATCTACGCTTACAAAAACTATTGTACAAAAGTTAGAGCGTTTTCCATCAAGCTACAAAGTAGCAACTGATTATGAAAACGTAATTAAATTGTTAGTATATCCTTGTATTGCGGTATCGTCTATTACTTATTTAGATGAAAATGGTGTTTCTCAGGTATTATCGCCAAGTTTATATGAGGTAGATACATTTAGAGGCATTATAGGGGAAGCAGTAGATCAAGACTTTCCGGACACTTACTTGTCTTTAAACGATGTAACTATTACTTATACTGCTGGATATGGAACTTCTGCTACAGATTGTCCTTCAGACATTAGGATAGCTATTTTAAAACTAGTTGCTTCAATGTATGATAATCGTGGTGATGCAGTTCATAAAATGCCAACCGCTACAGATGTAATGTTAAATAGGTATAAATATGATTGGGTATAATAAAAGTGAGGTTGTTGGAAAAATGAGGGAAAGAGTAGTTTTGCAAAACAGAACAATATCTCAATCTTCTAGTGGTTTTCAATCAGAAACATTTACTAATATCGCTACCCTATGGGCTTCTGTAGATTATAAAACTGGTTTTGAAGAAGAAGATGCTGATAAAATTGTTGGTCAGCAAAAAATATTATTTACTATTCGTTTTAACACAAATGTTACTATTAAAAGTAGATTTTTATATCGCAATGATTTATTTCAAATTGAAAGAATTGAAGTAAGTAACGATAGAAGGTTTATGGATTGTTTAGGAACATTTAGAACATCTTACTAATGCCAAGAAGACCATTATCTTTTGCACATACAGAAAGAGGAGTTGCTTACGCAAGGGCAAGGAACGAACAAAGATTAGCTGAACAAGGTGGTAAGTTTGTTCAAGGTGAATATTCAATGACCTTACAAATTTACGATAGAGATGTAATGAAAGCCCTTGAGCATTTAAGAACCAATGCAATGAGGGATTGGAATAAAAATAAAATTGACATTATAACCAATGCATCAAAACCTATGATTGATGCTATTAAACCACAAATTCCTGTATATAGGTTTCCCGAACATTATAGGTACATACAAAGCAAAAAATCAACTCGAAGAATAAAGGTTACTTATAAGGCTGGTCATTTAAGGAATAGTATAAAAGTTATTAATCCCTTTAAACCAAGGTTAAGAAGACAGGATACTATTGTCATAGGACCATTAAAACAGTACCCAACAAAAATGGATAAAGGTCCGTTTGATGGTATAAACAAGTCAGATGCTTACTATGCAAACTTTGTATTTGGTGGAGCAAATGAATTTAGAAATAAAGCCTTATTACAAGGATTTATTAAAGCTGAAAAAAGAACGGGTGACATAATTATAAGAGGTGCTGAAAGAATTATTGAAAGAGAAACCAGGAGCGCTGGATTAACATACACTAGAACATAATGAATATTGGAAATGTAATATACGCTATGGCTGCTGCTAACGCTAATTTGGTTAGCTTAATTGGAACTAGAATTTATCCAGAAGAAGCACCTATGGAAGTTACCTATCCATATATTACTTACACTAAAGTAAACACTAATCCGACAAGAGTTAAAAATTTAGTTAGTCCTAAAGATGAATTTAAGATTACCTTTTTTATTTATTCTAAAAATTACGATACATCAAACAATGTTGCAGATGCATTAAGAGTGGCTTTTGATAATAAAAGAGGTACTTATTCTAATGTAAAAGTAGATTGGGTTGTATTTGAAGATGAAACTACAGGAGATCCTATAATGGAGGATAAGATATATTGGATGGTTCAAGATTATTTGTTTAAAATCAATAATATATGAGAATAATATTTATTAAAGAGTATGATAATTTTCTTGTTGGTAATGTTTGCGATGTATTGACTGCAAAAGCAAGTCAACTTATTAAATTAGGTTACGCACAAGAATATCATGGTCAAAGTGTTGAGGTATATCCACAACAAAAAGCAGAACCAGAAAAAGAAATGGTTTACGTTCCAATCATTGTTCCAGAAAGTGAATTATATTCAATGGAAGAGGAAGAAGATGGTGAAGGAATTGATTTTGATGAAAAACCAATTAAAAACAAAACTAAAATAAAATAACTATGCCTACTACAGGAATTGTAAATGGATCATTGTTGCGTTTATATGTAGGAGACGTTGCAGTAGCATACTCAACATCTGATACATTAGACTTAACAAGAGCGATGCGAGAAATCGCACACAAAGACAATACGTCCGCTTGGGTTGAAGTTGCCCCAGGTCAAAAATCTGCAACTTTCTCAACTGAATTATTATTTGCCGATGTAGGTGACACTAGTGCGAATGTTAAATTCAATACATTATTTGATACTTGGAATAATGGCGGGGCAATTACTTGTACCTACACTACAGACGTGGTTGATGATTCAATATATACTTTCTCTGCTTATATTGAAAGTTTATCACTTAACTCATCTAATGAAGAAAACGTAACTGCATCAGCATCTTTAAGAATTAATGGCGAAGTAAGAAAAATTACTAATTCGGTATTAGCTGCTCCTACTAACTTAAATGGTAGTGCTGGTGTTGGTGGTGCAATAACATTAACTTGGACTGCACCTTCTGCGGTTGGTAAACCTGCTCTTACTGATTATGTAGTTCAATATAAACTTGCAGGTGCAGCAGATAGTGCTTATGTGACGTTTAGTGATGGTATTGGCACTACCGCTACAGCTACAATTACTGCTGGTGTATTGAGCCTAAATGCTTCACATACATTTAGGGTAGCCGCAGTTAATGGTGCTGGACAAGGTGCTTACAGTACCACAATAAATCTTACTCCAATTGCATAACATTTACACGAGGCTAATTTGGGGGCAAGAAAGTCTTGCTCCCTTTAGCCTTTAACTTTTAAATTATTTTTATGACCTCGGTAAATCATGTAAAAATTGAAGACAAAGACATTCCATTCAAAATTGGTGGTTATGCATTGTCATTATTCCTTAAACAGAAAAAAATTAAATTCTCTGAATTTAGCAAAGCACTTGAAGACGATTTAACCTTATTATATGAGGTATTGTATTTAGGTGTACAAAACGGCTATAAAAGAGAAGAGCAAAAAAATCCTTTCACCTTAGAAACATTTGCTGAATTGATTGACGATCACAATATGGTTAATAAATTTAGTGAATTGTTATCAGAAAGTATGGGAGGTGAAAAATCAAACGAAAAAAACTAAGTGACCCAAACGCAAAGATTATTGAGGTAGAAGATATAGAAAGATTGTGTTTGGGTGATTTACAGATGACACCGGATGAAATGAATCAATTTGACCTAAAAGAATTATTTATAAAAATAAAAGGTTATTTTGATAGACAAGATTCGGAATATAGAAGAACCTGGGAACAAACTAGGTTTATGGCTTATTGGAGTGTTATGCCACATACAGGTAAAAATGCACAATTGAAACCAACAGATTTGATTAAATTTGATTGGGATAATAAAAAGAAGAAAAGAGAATTGACAACTAAGGATTATGATATGATGAAGTTTATGGACGGAGTTATAACAACCAAAAGTGTCGGAGAAAAGATTTAAACAATGGCAGGAATACTTAGTATAAAAATCAGGGCTGATGCGACTCCTTTTGAGAGAAGCTTAAAGACAATTGGCAGAAACATTACAGCTTTCTCCCAAAAGTCACTTGCTATAGGACGTGGCATTAGCCTTGGTTTTACTGCCCCATTAAT